CTAGTGCCATTTTTATAAACCTTCTTTAAAAACTTTTTCCAAACTTTAGGATCTTGATTCCGAAAGTGTTTGCGATACATAAAGATGGCTTCAGATTCTCTCCAGCCAATTTTATGAGCCTTTCGTAACTTATTTATATCGAAGTTCTCAGCCTGTGTCTCATATGCATGAGCATCAATCTCGTCTGGATTACCATAATACATGACCTTCAGACGATCTTGTTTTCGTTTCGGAGTGTATTGCTTTGTATAGACATATCCACGCCCACGTTGCTGGTGTTTGTGTCTATACTCGTGATGAATGGCTCGTGTTATCTTAACAGCCAAATGTTCGGCTTCTTTTTCCGTAATCTTGACTTTTTTACTTTTCTTTGGGAAAGATAACGTTATTAGAATATTCTCTGGAATAGTAGACAGAATTCTTGGACAATATTGTCCAGAGACGATTACTGAGTGATGCTCGAAATATTCTTCATCGTATCTATTTGATGTAAAGTAGATTATAGATTTGTGGAATGTTTTGTTTAGTCCACGGATAATAGAAGGTGCAGATTTCTCTCCGACCCAAGATGGGTAGAGTTTATCAATTTTCTTCTGAACCTTCTCTAACTTCATACCTTTAGATTCTTAAACTTGTCTGTGCTACGTCCGCGATCAAAGACAGGTTTTGATTCTGCTTCTTGCATTACAGCGTCTTGTGCCTTCTGTTCAAGGTCATACAGTTTCATTTTTGCGCGATCTACACCAATAGTAAATCTCTTATGGAGGTTAGGATCGTTGTATCGATTCTTCAACTGCTTCACAAGCAACTGATTCAATTGCTGCAGTTCTTCAGTACTAACAAGAGCAAACATAAAGTCAGCAGTAGCAGGGAGACCAAAACTCTCTGAAGTGTCTTCCAGCCCAGGATCAGAGTTACTAAATCCTGAGCGAGTTGTCTGAGTAGCTGAAACAATAGGTACGTTGTTCTCAACCGCGAGTCCACGAAGTTCCTCAGCGATCGCTTTGATATAGGTATACGAGTTGACATTCGCACCTGCCTTGATTCTAGCCGACGCACAAATATTTAGATAGTCAATGAAAATTATATCTGGACGAAAGTTCTTCTTCAGTGCAAGATCGTTAATCAATGCGCGAAAGTGAGCAGGATTCGCAGACGCAGTTGGATATTCCTTGATGATCAACTTACCCTTGACAGAACCTCTGAGTTTACCCATGCGCTTCTCATACATGTCTTTCGGCATGTTCATGAGGTCATCCATAGAAACATTGAGAAGATTGGCGTCGATTCTTTCAGCGATCTTCTCTTCAGCCATTTCTAGAGTAATGTATAGAACATTGTAGTTTTGAACCAAGCAACCAGCAGCCACATGACACATAAAAAGAGACTTGCCGACGCCAGTACCTGCAAGAGCAATGTTAAGGGTCTTTTGCGGAAGTCCGCCTTTAGTGATCTTGTTGAAGTATTCAAGATCAAATGGGATTCTTTTTTCGATGCGATGATAGAAATCGTACCGATCAGCGTAAGCATCCAAAAAGTCGTGACCAATATGAGGATCGAAACTAACGCCCAGAGCATCAGAAAGGAGAGTAGGAATGCTTCCTTTGCCACGATTTTGATCTTTGCCATCGAGAATCTGAATGGAATCCATGATAGCATTGTAGATTGCTTTTTCTTGACAAAATTTTTCAGTCGTGTCAATAAGCCATTCAAGTTTTTGATCTGATTTGTCACTTGTGATTTCCTTCAGAAGATCAAGAGACTTACTTAACTCGCCTTCAGATAATTTTGTTGATTCTTTAAGGCTGATCTCTAGTGCTGCTGTCGGAGGCAGACTGTTGTACTTCAGAATGAACGCCTTTATTTCTTCGAATACCTTTCTTTCGTGGCTTTCGGTCAGGTACTCTTTCTTCAGAAAGGGCAGAGTCTTCCTCATGAAAGACTCGTTCCGCATCAGATTCGACAAGATCAGTGTTTCTGTTTTCATTCAAGTCCTTCTCAATGTTGTCAATGGCACCTAGAAGTATACTACGAATCACGTTAGAAGTAAATCGCTGAAAAGATTTACTCTTGGTATTTACGTTGTTTACATTCGAGATAATATCATAATCAAAAGTCATCAAGTTATTATCGCCAACTTTAATATGATTAAACTCAACAATAACACCTTCGTATTTGCCCAAGAACTTTACAGCAAAACTTCCAGGTGGACCGTTGAGGTCTACAAAGAAAGTGTATTGCTTGTTAATTTTGAAACGTTTTTTGACGTACCAGAATTCAAGTTTGGCGATTAAATCCTCAAACATCTTCCTCAGCCTCTGTTGAGATAGCGCCAAATGAATAGTTCTCTCGTACCCAATCCTTGAAGGATGTTTGTTCGAGAATTGAACTCCAGAACTCAGCGGAGTCTGTGTCGGCAAGACGCCACTTCTTGGCTTCAACTTCACCAGTGTCAGTGTTTACACGTGAATACCAGCCATTGCTTGGTTTGATTACATGACCTGACTCAAGTGCCATGTCAAGAAGACCACTGTAACGAGAAACACCACCATCGAAGCGAACTGTGACAGGGATACGTGCCTTTTCTCTAACATAACGCGACTTCTCCACATTAATGATATAGTTATATCCTACCAGGTCAGCACCATCTTTTTCTTGCTGACGACCAAGAATATAGATGTTGTCTGCTGAGTAATAGGAACCTGTTCCGCCGCCGACGATGGCTTTTGGAAACATTCCGATTTCCATATATGTGTGATTTACCACAACCATCGGGATATCCTTCAGCGTAAGGTGAGGTGTCACCATACGGAACAGGGATTTGATTTGCTTCGCACGAGTCATGTCCGCAGCAGACTTCTGCTCAATCGCATCTTCAACTTCTTTCTTCGAAGCAAGATTACCGATTGAGTCAATCAGAATCATCACGCGATCGCCACGCTCAATGTTAGTCAACTGATTCATGATGTCAAACTTTAACTGTTCAACATCAGTGATAGGAGTGTGAACAACACGTTCCTTATCGATACCGAAATTCTCGAAATAAGATTGCGGAGTACCAAACTCAGAATCGTAGAAAAGAATTACAGCATCAGGGTACTTGTCCTGATATGCTTTTGCCATGATTAAACTGAAGGCAGTCTTGAAATGCTTACTCGGACCAGCCCACATTGTGAGACCAGGAGTAAAGCCACCATCAAGAGAACCTGACAGTGCAACATTGACCGCAGGGATCATTGTTTGAATCATATCTTTCTCTTCGAAGAAGATGGATCGAGAAAGAACAGCAGTATCTTTAATTGTTGAATTTTTCTTGAGTTTATCTAGTAGGCTCATTTGTATTCTCCGTATTTGGATATGTTAATTGTATAGTATTTTATGCAAAAAAGCAATCTAGTGTGTCGATTTTTTCTGTTTGCCAATTGATGGTAGAAAGAATAATGTCAAGTGGTTCAAGAAATGACTTTTCAAACTGTAAATCATAGTCAATATATTGCTCAGCATCCAGTTGTTTCGGTAAACCAGATAAGAACGCAAGAGTATTGTTATTAAACATGTTTGGCTGCTTCAAGTAAATAAACTTGATCTTCTCGCCCTCTTGTATCAATTGATAACGCTTTGTTAAATTTAATTCGCGCAAGGAATGATTGTATACAAGCGCACCCTTGACATGAATCGGTGTTCCTTTCTTGAAAATATTAACCTTGTCTTCATATTCTCCCAAGCCATTCACACTTCGAGGAAATGCTATATCTTCAACAGGCAAGTTTTTAAACTCTTTGCGGAATTTTTCAATAAACTTGTGCAAGTCATCCTGCGTTTTATTCATGATAATGTCAATTGCTTCTTTAATCTTTACGCGACAGGCAGAAGGAGTTGAAGATCTAATCGCTGATATGCCCATCATTTTCAGTTTTGGTTTTGCGTATGCGACACCTTCACTATCATAAACATTCAAGATATAGTTCTTTTTCGCAACCCAAATCGCTTTATCAGCAAGAGACTCGCGCTTCATCTCCATGCGCTGTTGATAAGCATTAACATACTGCCGCAGTTCTTCATAAGACTCATCAATATATGGCTGAATCTTTTCTTCGCAGATCTTGTTCATGAAGCGAATGACTTTCTTCGAGTCACTTGTATCTGGGAAAAACTTTTGTACAATAGGTCCAAGATTTAGATAAATTGAATCTGTATCTGAAGCAATTACATAATCCTCGTTGCCAGTTTTCAACAAGATATTCATATAATTGTTAATCTTCTGCTCAATCCAACGAATAGACAACTGACCTGCTGTAGTAATACCCTCGGCGATGCGAATATCAAAGAAGCGGAAGTATTGATTGCCTAGCGCACCGTAAGCGGAATTCAGAGTAACCTTCTTCGCCAACTGCAGATTATTATATCGTGCAACTTGCTTCTCGAGATACTGAACCTGATTCTTATCCTCAAGAACAGTTTCGATTTTCTTTTTAGCCTCAAGTGCCAACTTCTTATAACGTGTACGATCTTTGTACATACTATCCATAATCTCAGGCAACACACCTTGTTGTTTTGTGCTGAACAACTGACCATTCGGAGTCAGAGTTGCATCGAAGTCTTTTAGTGGTGATGTATCGATGCGCTGATTGAGCAAAGTATCAACTTCAATCTTACGATTGCCAATAAACTGCCGCATCTCATCAGTATACTTCGCTGGCTCTATAAGAGTTTCCATCGAAAGATTATACTGCATAATCAAGTGCGGATACAGACTGTTCAAGTCAAACGATGCAACCCACTGATGCATGCCAAGAATGGGATCTTTAACATACGCACCTTCGTATGCTGTTTTCTTATCACCGCGCTTCATCTGCGGGATAACAATATTTTTCTTCTTTAGATAATTGTAAACAATTGCGTCCCACATACGGACTTGAGTGAACACATCGTCGTAGTTGACTTTGTTATCGTACGCAAGAGTCAAAGCCAACTCAATCAACTTCATCTTGTCTTCGAGTTTTTCAACAAGTTCAACGTCGCGAATATTATACTCGATAAACTTTTGATAATCGTGTTTGTAGAGTTGGTGTAGACTTTCGAACTCAGAGTAATCTAATTTCTTTTCGCCAATTTCAACATGAGCAATGTTATCTAGACGATACGACTCTTGCTGCGAATAAGTAAACTTGCGATAAAGTTCTAGATAGTCGAGCGTAGAAACACCTACAACATCATAGATGATGTGCTCGCGATTCATAAAATATGCTTCGCGCTTGTCTATATAATTCCACGGCGACAACTTCTTTGCTTCTTGTTCACCAAATAATTTGGTGATACGATTTACAAGATAAGGAATATCGAAGGTCTTGATATTCCAACCTGAAACTACATCGGGGTGAAATCTTGCCCAGAAGTCGAGGAATCTTCGTACAAGGTCTGATTCGTCGCGGCACTTTGCATAGTGCACATCGTCACGATGCTTGATATAATCGCCGCAACCAAACACAAAATAATTACCTTTGAGTTTAATAGTGATGGCTGTGATTTCTTCGATCGCATCTTTTGGCTCGGGAAATCCATTTTCTGATCCGACCTCGATGTCAATATAGGCAATGCTAACCTTATTAATATCCCAGAGTATATCGTCACCAAAAGTATCGGCAATATAAGAATACTCGTAACGATTATTACCATACACAGGAAAATTATCGACACTTTCATACCTCTTAAGAAAATCACGGCACTCTGGAATAGTTCCTGGCTGTATTGGTTTTACAGAGTTACCATCCAGAGTTTTGATATTAGTTTGCTCTTGACTCAGCAAATAAAATGTGGGGTGATATTCGATCTTGCGTCGAACACGTCTGTCGTTCTCTACACCTCTGAAGAGTATATACTTCCCAGAGACGCAGATGTTAGTATAGAAATCGGACATATCACCCTGTAATTAATTGCTTCGGAGGAACAACTATTCCTGTGCCAAAGATATTATTATAACCGTTTTTCACTTCGTCAGCAACTTCTGCAATTACAAGAATATGATTCTTGTTAATTGTGAATGGAGGATTACTTGCCTGCATCCAAGGCATAAAGCCAAGCACTGGTGCTCCATCTTTTCCGCGCTGAAGAACGCAAGCAACAGGATTTGTGAATGTAATTTGACTGTCACTGTCCTCTTCGATTTCTACAATTAATTCCTCGCCATTTACGAGTTTGATTGCTTTGATGTTCGCCATTTTCCTTTTTCCTCTTGTAATTGTCAAATAATCCTTTTTGTTTAATGTTTTGTGGAGTTCCGTTTTTATAATAAACGTCACTCAACATAGTCCAAGTATCTTTGCCGACCTTGAGACTCCATCCATTAAAATCTTTTATTTCGATATTCTTCAAAAGAAGAAAATCACGAAATTCTGCTAGTGAGTGCATTATTCTTCACTACTATTGGTTTCCGCAGACTGTCGCTTCAATTTAAAATTGACATGATTAGCATGCGCAGAAATAAATTGACGTTTCAGTAAACCGCGACTGTGTTCATTACCCGTCCAGCCATATGTTTGCCCCATGGCAAGCATGCGCTTGTATTGACGCGGAAGTTTAGCATTAAAAAAATCACTACGATTAGCCATTTAATAGATCCTCACACTTTTTCCAAAATTGTTCTTGTTGCCCTGGAACTCTAATTTGGAAATTGTGCCAGAACATATCACCAATTTCCTGATTTCCGTATGTTGTTCCAAGACCATAATTCGGTAGTCCATTTTCCAATGTCCAATATGGACGGCGATCTTGTTCCCAATCATATCGGTATACATCTCTATCATACTTGGTTGGTAGTGACATGTCAACCTTCACACCAACTTCTTCTGCTTTCCAAGTATATTCCTCTGCCACATCTCCTCTTGAAGTTTCTATCGCAGATGGTTTACCAATCTTAATGTAAGATTCTTTTGACAATGCAACGGCTGAAGGTGCTGCAAATAAATGATTGCCATTATCAATATGACCTGATCGTTGCGCGTTACCTATCAATATTCCTTCGCTTGCTTTGTTCACATAGTAGTCGATTGCAGTTTCGCTCACTGGTAGACAATCAATATCTAAAAATAGCACAACATCAAAATCAAATTCTTGTTTTACATTCAACTTTTCATTTGGGGCGCCATTTACTGCCCAGATGTAGTCCATGAATATACCATGAGGAATCTCGCCCTGCATAACAATGTGAGGGAGTTTAGTTTTATTGAATTTATCAACAACCAATTTCTGTAGTTTTACAGTGCGTTGATTGATATTAGGCATAAAGTAAGACGCTATACATGCTTTCATGCATCACCTCAGCACCAGAATAATTTCTTCCATGCCTTTTCGCTTGGAACATGACCAAAGGGATTTATGTCTTTTCTAATAAAAAAAGCATTGACACCACGCTCATCGCAATACACTAAATCATATCCCTGCCTGTCGGCTTGTATCTCAATAGACTTTAAACTGGCACCAAATATAGTATTGTGTATAAAAACGTGATCGTCGTTTCTAGGCATTATATATTCAACCGCGCCATCAAAACAACCATTATATTCTTGAATACACACTCTTGGCTTATATTTATCGAGAGCCTCTCTAATATAGTAATCATTACTGTCTATATCGATAGACAATAAATCCATTTCTATGGGCACTGAAACTTTCTCGAACAGCCCTACTACGTTATCAGCAGTGACTTTATTCTTTACAAAAACCCCATTAGGTGGGATCTTGGATACATCAATCATTTGCATATCGAACCAAAATGTATTCCAACCAAGAGTTCCCAGGTTATATGTATTACATTCTGGGAAATTGACAGCCATACCGATTT